CTTTTTGTATAAGTTATCACAGAAAGAACAAATATATTATAGTGATAGTCTAAACACACAATTTGAAGATGCCGTAGATGCTTATACAAAATTCTTTGCTCATGTAGATTCTATTGTTGATGAAGATGATAATGTTAGAATGCCTGATATTATAGATAATACTACTATTATGTTTGGTGATAGTTTGTATGAAATTGCTAAGACAACAGAATCTGAAGAAGAAATAGAGAAAATAGATTTTATGGGAGAACCTTTATCTTATTGGAATACCAAACAACAAGAAACAGGTGCTTCTGTTGAAAGTTTAATTAGGTTATTGGATTCATCTGAGTGGGAAACATTTATTCGAGAATCGAAAATTAAAGGTATTAAAACACAAAATGAAAAATTAATTAAAAAATTAAAAAGTAGTAATATAAAATTAACAGGCCCGATTACACATGCTATGTTAGAAGCAACAGATATAATCAGAAAAATGAGAGGCGAACAAATATACAAAGCGAATTTTGATATTTCTGAAATAGACGATATATCTTTTGTTGTTGAATTAATAGAAAAAGAAAATAATATTGATTTATACGGTATAGATATTTATAATATAGTCAAGAGTCAATCTTCCTTTAATGATATTGCAGATACTTTAGGTTTATCATCCGAAGTTGTGTATAAAGTTAAGGGGTTATTTAGATGAAAATAACATTTAAGATTGAATCTAATACTGTCGATGAATCAGTTTATCTTTCAAAATTTAAAGAAGATTGGAACTATACAAGAAAACCAAGAAGTGATAGAGGTACTATTACATTTACTGCATCTAATAGAATGTACTATATCGCTACAATATTAACACCAAAAGAACATAAAGGTAAATTAGCAGGTTACTGTGGGTATGGCATATATTCTGATGTTCTTATAGAACAAGGTTCATACAGTTTAGGTGGTCTTGCAGTAAAACAGGAAGGTAGTAATGCGGTTGATTTAAGAGGTAATGGTGTTTATACAACATTAAGAAATCATAGAAATGCTATTGTCGAAAAAATGGCTGATGAAAGAAATGTACCGTTTATAGTTTTATTAGGATTAAAATCAACTGCACATGATTATTATAGAAATAGAGGTTATGTAGAAAATTCTGAAAATATACCGGAATGGTGTTTAAATAAAATGAAAGGAACAGGTAAAACTTGGTTTGTATATAATGAAAATGTGGCTATGAAGAAAGCATGGGATATTCTAAAAATTATGCAACCTCCAAAAAGAAATAACTTAAGTTTAAAACCTCCAAAAAGCGAAGGGCATATACCAAAAGTTAAAGATATGAATTTACAATTTCAAATAAGTAGAGATAAAGACGACAAATGTGATTATTGCCATAGACCGGCTGTTTTAGATTGTAAGAAGTGTGAACAAAAACTATGCCAAAGACATTTATCTAAACCTTGTAAAACAGGTGATGGTGATTATAGATACGGGTGATTAAATGGATTTACTTACAGAAATGGATTTAGAAATGTCCAAAGGGAATTTTCCTTATTTCTTTGAAAAAGTATTAGGTTATGAATTAGCCGATTTTCATCAAGAATGGTTAGACCTTGTAAATAATACTTCACGCACAGTAATTATATGCAGCCGAGACCACGGTAAATCTGTTTTCTTTCATTCATGGTGTGTATATCAATTGTGTTTTCAAGAACCGCCATATCAAATGCTTTATATTTCTTCTAACCATAAACAGACAATGGTACACATGAAAGATATAGATAGAATGTTCACTAATATCCCACAATTAAAAAGATTTAAACCGAGAGGGGGTTGGGCGGTTGGTGCTATGCGTTTAACTAATGGTAATGAAATATTAGAGCGTTCAGTAGGTTCTCAAATTCGTGGATTGCACCCTCAAGAAATTATAATTGACGACCCTTTGAAAGAATTTAGTATGACGGCTATTCAAAGAGTTACGGATTGGTTTTGGGGAGATATGATTCCTACACTTCACCATACCGCTTCTCTAAGAATGGTTGGAACTCCTTTTACCTATACGGACATATTTGTACAATTGGAAGAAAACCCTGCATATAATGTTTCAAGATACCCTGCAATTAATCAAGATGGTTCAGCACTTTGGCCTAATCGTTGGAACTTAGAAATGCTTGAAGAAAGGAAGGTTGAAATAGGTTCTTCTAAATTTACAAGAGAATACCTTTGTGTTCCTATTAGTACAAACACTATGCTTTTTGCCCCTGATGCAATTAAAGCCTGTAAGAATCCCTATGCTTCGCTTGAGAGCGTTGCGAGAGAAGGTTTTCAATATTACATAGGATATGACCCTGCTATTTCTGCAAATGGTGATTATACTGTAATGATGGTCTTAGAGGTTGATGATAATATGAATAAGCAGGTTGTCCATATGTTAAGGGCGAAGGGTCTTGATTTTCGTGAACATATCAATCATATAATGGAATTGTGTAGGAGATATAGGCCGGAAATTGTAATGATAGAAACTAATACCTTTGCTAAAGCATTCGCTATGGAATTAAAAAATATATCTGATTTCCCTGTAAAGGAATTTACTATGAGTAGAAAGAAAAAGGAAGAAATTATTTTAAATTTACAAATGAATATAGATAATAGTAAAATAGTTTTACCAACACAAAATGAAAATTCGAGGGGTGTAACTAATATGATAGTACAAGAATTAGGTGCTTTTGGTATTAACGCACACGGTAAAATTGAAGGGGTAGGGGCGCATGATGATATTGTAATTGCTCTTGCTTTGGCTAACTATGCTACTAAAACTTTTACCGATGCATTTATAGACATTGATAGTAGTGGATTGTTTAATTCTCCTACTGTTTCACCGAAAAAAGGGGGTGGTTTTTATGGTATTAATACTTAAACAAGAACTTGATGTTGAAGAGTTAGAACGAGATGTTCAAGAAATTAAAAGAATTGAACAAGAAAAAGAAATGTTAGATGAATCTGTAAAACCTACTAAAGAGAAAATTAAAGAAGCATTTGGTAAATCTAATGTATCTAAATGGATTATTACACAGTATGGAGATGAAGTAGAAATACTAAAAGAAATTTCCAAAACATTAAAAATTAATTTATCTGAAGCATCAGACTATATTAACCAATTACCCATAGAACCAATAGTCGCTGAAAAAAATATACCTGATTTAGTTAAAGAATTAAGAGGTATGAGAAGAAAACTAAAAGGGGATTCTAAAATTCAATTATCAAAGGGGATAGATTATTTAATAACAGCATATGAAGATTATGTGCAAAAGAGTTTAGATTCTATTTATTGGTTAAAACCCTATCAATCTGGTTTTAGTAGATTAGGTTATAGCCCTTCACATATTCAAAAATTACATAATATAAAAGATGGTGAAACGAGAAGTAGAATTATAGAACTTTGTTGTAAAATGTGGGAAAGTGATTTAGAAAAGAAAAGTTTAGATTATGGAACTGAATACTCTAATCATTGTAATATTTTAACTGATAGTAAAAAGGAATTAAGAAAAATATTAAAAGGCATACCACATCAATCTATAAGAAAAAGTAAAAAAGAAATGATAGAAAAAAGTGTCAAGGAAATTTTATGTAATAATCAAGGATTATCTTCCAATGAAATACACTCAAGATTAACAGACGGTCAATCAAAAATATCTACTCCGCAATCTATTTCTAAAATGTTAATGAAATTAGATGCTACTAAAGTAGATAATGAATATTATTTAGTTAAACCCTTAATCAAAAAAGATTTATATTCTTATGTAGCAGGGTTTATTGATTCAGACGGCTTTATTACTATGGATTCAACAACCGCACCAAGAGTAGGTATGATTGCTACGGGTAAAAGAGGTAAAGCATTTTTCCAAGAATTAGAATCAGAATTAAAATGCGGTAGATTACATTTAGACCAAAAAGTAGGGGAGAATAATAGAAGCCAACATAGACTTAACTTTTACAGTCAATCAGATATTGGAACTATTTTAGATAAATGTCTTCCACATTTAAGAATGAAGAAAGCACAGGGTAAATTAATTCAGGAAGCGATTAGAATTAAAAAGTTCCATAAGAAAACAGATTGGGCAAAGCCACGATTACAAGAAATATTTAAATTAATTAAATATGAAAATTGGAAAGATTCAAGAGGACAAGGTGCTAAAGAATTTCAAAAGTATGATATTGACCCCGAAGTAGTAGTTAAATACCATGATAATTGTAAGATGCAATTGATGGATAGTATTGAAAGTGGGGTGGTCTGATGGGATTAAGAGATTACTTAGGAAAATTTGTTAGAAGAAGAACACCAACGCCTCATTCTAAAGAAGTTTTTAATTTAGGCATACAAGAAAAAAGAAATGTACAACATATTATTGGTCCTGTATTATACGATGTAGCAAATCAATCTACTATTGTAAGGACTTGTATCACCCAATTAAAAACTGAAATATTTAGAAGAGGGTACGAATGGGAAAAGGCATTTTATAAAATATGTGAAGATTGCGGTACAACACACGAAAAAGAAACAGAAGTTTGTAGAAACTGTAATAGTAATAATTTAAGAAACCCTTCTAATCAACAAATGCTTTACGCAAAGAAATTTTTCAGTGGTTATGTTAATCGCTCAGAACAAAAATTTATTGATGTATTAAAAGAATTAGAGGCTGACTTAAATATCGCTGATGATGCATATTTAGTTTTAGTTAAAGAATATTATTTAGATAATCAAGGTAATGTAGCCTTACATAAAATTAAAGAAATATATAGAGGCGACCCTTTAACAATGTATATTGATGTTGATGAAGAAGGAGATAGAGGCGAAGCACATTATACTTGTGTATCACATAGAGATGTTTATGATGATGATTGTTCTAATCCTTGTCCTCATTGTGGTAGTAAATTACAACCTGTTTATTATATTAACAGGGTACATGGAAAAGACCAATATTTCGTAGAAGGAGAAGTTATGCATTTAAGTAAATATAACCCTTCAAGACTTTATGGGTTTTCCCCAATATTAACACTATGGAGTCATATTACAACATTAATTGCTATGGAAAATTACATTAATACATCTTATACAAAAGCAAGAGCACCAAGAGGTATTCTCGCAGTACAAACTAATAACATGGAATCACTTGTAAAATATTGGAAAGGTGTTAAAGAAAAGTTAGAAAAAGACCCACATTATATACCTATCATGGGAATTGAAACAGATGGTGGAAGTAAAGGTAGTATTGAATGGGTTCAGTTTATGAATACCCTAAAAGAAATGGATTACATAAATGTTAAAGACGACCTTAGAGATAGAATTGGTGCTTTCTATGGTGTAAGTAAAATCTTTCAAGGAGATACTTCTACAAGTGGTGGTTTAAATAACGAAGGTATGCAAATACTTGTAACTAACCGTTCAGTAGAATTAGCACAAAATGTATATAATCAATACTTATTCCCATTCTTATTAAAGCAATTTGGTATTACAGATTGGAATCTTAATTTATTGCGTTCCGAAGAAGAGGATAATGTAGCAGAACTAAGAAGAAGAGAAATTGAAATTAACCTTGCTACACAAATTAAAAATTTAGGTTTTGAAGTGGACATGGATGAAGACGGTAATTTCATATATTCTAAACCTCCACCAAAAGAAGAAGAAAAACCTATGGGTGGACAATCTGATAAAAAATTAGAAACTGACCCATATGCAGGAACAGATATAGACGCAAGCCAATTAGGACAATTACAAGAGCAACAATTAATGGGTCAACAAGGCGGTTCAGAAGCACCTAAAACAAGAAATAAACCTTCTATGAGTGTTGGACCACCTAATAGAAATACAGGATTACCAAAGGAAGCAGCAAATAATAATGTTGATAAAAGAACCGAAAGGAGAGTAGGCTAATATGAATAATGATATAATTAATAGAAAATTAGAACAAGCAAGAGCAAAAATTGATGCTCTAAGAAAAAAAGTAAATACAGAACCAAAAGCACCCAAGCAAACTGTTAATACAGTTCCTGCTGGAGTTCAAGAACACCCACCCGTAAATAAAGGAATTAACGAACAACAAATTCCCGGATTTATTTCAGGTGGCCCAAAAATAAATAAGAAGATGAAGGAAGTTTAAGTATGCAATCTCATTTCTTAATAGATAATTTACGAAAAAGTCTTTACACAAGACTTTACTACGCTTTAGTAGATAGTGATTATCTTATTAAGGCTTTAACTGATGATGATATAAAAATTATGTTAGATGCTATTACTGGTAAAAAGAAAAAGATAACAACTGTAATTCAAGGTGGGCATCGTCAATCAGACCCAATAGATTACCCTAATAAAGAATACTTAAGGTTAGTTGAAAAAATTAAAGAAACATATCCTGTACCTAAAAACAATAAAGGATTATCAGCAGATAAAGATAGAGATAATAGAAGGGCAGCGATGAAAGAATTAAATAAAAGACTTTCAGAAGGAGTGGCAAAAAAATACCCATTAGAAACATTGGAAACTACCTTAATTATGGAATATCTTAAAGAAAATCACGCTGCTGAAAACTTAGATAAGGTCGAAGAACAAGTTAAAGAATATAGAGAAAAATTGTTGGATGCAAAACTACAACTACAAAGTCAATATATTGAAGAAGGAAGACCTGCAAGAGAAGCCGAAGAAAAAAGAAAAAAAGAATTAAGTCTTGCTGTTCAAGAAAAATATAAACAATTTTTACAAAGAGAAAAAGTCCAAAGTGAAAAGGATAAAAAAGCAAGACCTAAAAGCCAAAAACTTGTAGAAGAATGGATGAAAGATGCTGCTCGAAGTGATGTTGGAAGATATTCTAATCTATTAAATCTTATTAATTTAGTAGGTAGTTTATACAAAGGAGATAAAAACACTATTCTAAGATTAGAAAAATATCTAAGTGAAAAATCTAATGTAATACCTAATACAGATAAAACTAAACTAAAAGAAATTTTATTACAATTACAAAGTGAACAAAAACAATCAGAAAAGAGATTAGGCCGTTCAACAAAAATAACTCCTGATGCTACACAAGCAAAAACAGAAGGTATTAAAGTAGGGAAACAATCTAAAATATATAAGAAACACATAACTGTAAAATATGGTGGGGATGAAACACTAAAAATAAAAAATACTAATTATTTTATAGGATTTGAAAAATTAGATTTAAGAAACCCTACTTGGTTTAATAGTACAATTCTTAGAGATATTCCTATGTATTGGGTTAATAAATCAGGATTTACTAAAGGATTAGATAAGTGGGAAGAATTATCTGAAGATAAAAAAACAGAATTTATTAAAAAAGTAGCAGGGCAATTACCTGAATATGCTAAAGTAAGACCTTTAGGTATTCTTGAATCACTTTATAGAAATGTATGGGAGAGACATTACGCTTTAGAAAAACCTGAAGACCCTGAAAATTTTGCATATTTTTTACAAGGTTTAAGGGATGGTATAATGGAATCGAAAGGCGATACTGTCGCAAATGATTTTTTAAGATTACAATTATTTCAACAAAGTACTTTACCTAATTTAGTTAGAGCAATTAAATCAAATATTATTGTAAATACTGAAACAGGCGAAATTGATTTTAGATTAGGTCCTGCCTTTAGTAAATTAATGAGAAAATATAAAACTATGGAAGAAAGAACAGAAATAATTGAAGATTTAATTGATATTGTTAAAGGTAAATCTTTAAGCAATAAATATGCTGGAAGAAATGCTGATGAATTAAAAGCAATTGAAAAAAATATTATTGATATTGTTAGTGAAAAAATAGAAGGTGAAACAGTTTTATCTTATATCATTAGCACTTTTATGGAAATGTACCCAGCAAGTAAAATATTAGCAAAACTTCTAAAGGATGAGGATGCTTTAGTAGAAGTAGAATATCTAAGAACTGCTCAATCACCATCCAGCCTACCAACAAGACCAAAACAAAAGAAAACTAAGATAGAAGTTTTACAAGACCAAGAATATATACCCGGAAATGAGAAAGACTCCCGCCCATCAAGTCCTAATCAGAAAGCAGGTAAGAAGACAAAAGAATTTGTTGATAGAGAATGGGATAGATACCAAAATGATGTAATTACAGAAGAAGATTTACAAGATAAAAAATATAAGGATAAAAAGGTAGGAGATAAAAAGTATGATTTAACCGATGAAGAAATTCATGCCCGAGTTGGTTGGAAAAAGATTACTAAAAAAGTTCAACAAAGAACCTATGGTAATACAATAGTTAGAGATTCAAAAGGAAAACCTAAGATGGTAAATGAGGTAGTGTATGAAAAATACAGACCTGAATTATATAAAAAATTAGAAGAAACAAAGAAATCACTTGATAATTTATTAGTAGTATTAGGGGAAGAAGATAATATCATTGTTAAAGAAGATGTGGGTATTATTTTAGAATCTTTAAAAGCCAAACAAAGAAAGAAAGTTAAGGCAATTTTAAATATAGCAGACCCCACAGAATACTTTGGGCACGATTTCCTTAAGTTATCGGAACTTGTTAGAGTATTGAAATCTTTAGGTGTTGTCAAAGGGGATAAAAAACTAAATAAAAAGGTTCTCAGGTTAGAAGATGAAAATCTTAAAGTAGTAAAATTAGCAACAAGGTTAAGAAAGGACTACGAAAAATTATATAAAGAATTAAGAGAAATGGTATATCCAAAATTAGGTGAAGAAAAATGAATGAAGAATTAACACTATTATTAAAAGAATTAGTAGAAAGAGTAAAAACAATAGAATCGACTGTATTTAATGCTGATAATGTATTGCTTAAAGCGGGTCTTGTTAAAGTAGAAGGAATGAAACCATCAATCCAAAGTGCAAGTAGAGTACCAAGTGCTGATACTATTGCTAAAATGGATTGGTCTGAAATAGATGAATTAGTTGTAAAAATGAGTGGTGAATAAAATGGATTGGGATAAGAAACAAGATGTAACAATGGATTTTCCACTCCATTCACATCACGATGATAGATTAACAACAGTATTAACAGAATTAGTAGAATTATCAAATTTACTTTCTAACCATTTAGGAAGTAATATTGACCCTAATGAAAAGGCTACTAAACCAAAGAAAAAGAAAGGAGAAAAGGTAGATGTAGTTAGATTAACTGCTAAACCTATTGTTCAAAATATTGCTAAAGGATTTGTAAATACAAGAAAAGAGTCAAGAGATTTTACAGGCAGTTCTATTTCTAAGGAAGATTTTGACGATGAAGATGCTTCATTACAGGCTGATTCAATACAGGATGAAAAAATATTACCTGTTGCATTAGCAGTAGGTGGTGCATTAGCAAGTAGTAAAGATGTAGAAAAGAAGGCTGACCCTATGAGTACAAGTGAAGGAAAGGCTCTATTAACAACATTACAAGAAGCAGCCAATAAACTTAGAAAGTATTTAATGACTACAAGAGTTTCTGCTTCTAATGCTCAAACGCCTTCTGATATGAGATAGGTGATTAATATTGCCCGTTACAGGAAGGATTGACCCATTATCAAGGGAAATTAGAATTCTTTATGATAAAGTTAGAATTGCATATCTTAGTGCAAGAGAAAGACCTAAAGATTATAAAGATGAATGGGAAACCGTAGTCGAAAGATTACAAGAAAAATGGGATAGCCCTAAACCTATTGGAGATTTATTAAGAGAAAAATTATCGGAGTCTTTACTATTTAGTGATGAAGCAAAAGACCCTCAAGGTGCTAAAGCCAAGAGAATACATGATAATTTAAAAAATATACAAGAACAATCATCATTTTCAAAAGACCCATTTAGAAAAAAATATGGGGTTGAATTACCAAAAAAATTATTAGCAAATAAGGAAATATATGCTATATTTTTACATTGGGCATATAGAGAAGGGAGAGGTTCTTTAGATAATTGGAAAGAGTTTGGTAAATTAGAAGATAATTTTACAGAAGGTTATGTAGGGTTAGATTTAACAGATAAAGAAATATATGAATGGTTAGAAAAAAACTATGGTGAAGGGGTAGATATTAAAAGATTAAAATCTAAAATGCAAGCAGCGAGAGAATTACTTTACCAAGTTTTTACAAGTGAACACAGTCCTGCTGAATGGCAACAATTAACAGATACTAAGAGAATTTTAAAAATGTTAAAGGAAGAAAAAGATACACTAAATGATTTTATTATTCCTAATAAACCAATGTATAGAATTTTTGAAATAGATGATATGAAAGAATTAAAAGGTTTTACAGGAGAATATGTTGTACAGGAAAAATATGATGGTATGAGAATACAAATTCATAAAAAGAAAGACATTAAAATATATTCGTATAATAATAGAGATATTACAAGTAAATTTGATAGACAAATTAAAATTTTACAAAATAAAGACTTCCCTGAATGTGTATTAGATGCTGAAGTAGTATTATATGAAAATGATGAGCCATTACATAGAGCCGATACTATTTCTTATATTAATTCAAAGAGAGATGATAAAGCATTTGAATTGAAGGTTCATGTATTTGATATAATGAAACTAAGGGGAGAACATATTTGGAAAAATAAACTTGAAGACAGATTAAGATTATTAATGGGAGAATATACTAAACTTTCTGATAATTATTTACAATTCCCTACAAAATCAAATACAAGGTTTGCTGATTCTTTAGAAGAAATTGAAGAATATGCTAAGGTAATTATGGAAAATCCAACATCGGAAGGTGTAATGATTAAAGATTCTAAATCGTCTTACATTGTAGGAAAAAAGAAAAATCCTAAATGGGTTAAATGGAAAAAATTTGTTGATTTAGATTTACTTATATTAGATGTTAGAAAAAATAAAAACGGAACTTTTAGTTATACATTAGGTGCAGGTCCAGTAGGTGATGAAGAATATAAACCTATTAAAAGATATAATAATAGAGATTATCTTTCAGTAGGTAAAGCACTCAATACAAAAATTAAATCTGAAATAGGTAAAATTATTAGAGTAAAGGTTGATGAAGTAAAGAAAACAAAGAATGGTTTTTCTGTATATAGTGCAAAGGTTATAGAAAAACCTGAAGTTACAGAACCTGAAAAAATTATTACTCTTGAATTTTTATCTAAAGATAATAAAAAATCAGCATCTGATTATAATATAGAAGCGTTAAAGAAATCATATTCTATAACTGATAATATACATGGTGTTGTAGAACTGAATACAAGTATTGATACTGATGGTTTTGTATTTACAGGATTTTATCAAGATAACTTAATGGCTAAAAATGCTATTATAGATATTGATTTATGGAAGGAAGAATTAGGTAAAATCTATAAAAAAGATAGTGGTAAATTAATGTCTATTGTTTCCCAAATAGTTAATGAAAAAAATATTACTAAAAAAGAATTAATACAAGAAATAAATAAAAGAGCGCCTGATATTATTAAAAGAATGTTTAGTGATAAAAGTGATAAAGATTTAATCAGTTGGGTTAATGAAAGAGCAAAGACTTTTGGTATTTTATATAATTCTAAAACTAAGGTTTATTATTATGATGGGAAAACATTAATTAAATTACCAGAAACAGATTTTAATAAAATCGGTAAAGCGGAAGATAAATACAAGATTTGGAAAAGAGAAGATGGCGACTTAAATTTTATTTATACAGTTAAAGGTAAAACCTTTATTTGGAGAATAGAACAAGATAATACAAAAGATATTTATGAATTGTTCGGAAAAGCAACAAAATTTTTAGCCGAAATAGATGATAAACCTAACAAAACAAAAATGTTAGATGAAGGCAATATTAAATTAGGCGCACAAAGAGATGGTTATCACGAATATATATTAGAAGGTAAAATGTATAAAGGGAAATTTCATATTAGAGTAGTACCAATTATGGGTGAAAATAGATGGATAGCATGGACAGGTTATGAAACTAAGCCAACCGATAAAGATAGTGATGAAGGAATGTGGAATTTAGATAAAGATAAATATAAATCTATTACATATTCTAACGATTAAGGGTTATTCTTTATATAGTTGAAAAAACAAATATAATACCAATGAGTACCTTACAGGTAAAACCTATTAGATTAGGTAAATACCCTTCAAGCGGTTCTGAATTTGCTGTATTAAAGGGTACAGGAAAGGATTTAGTTATTGCTGGATATGCATCGGTTGATGTAGTAGATAAGCAAAACGATTTAATTACATTAGAAGCACTTAATGATGCTGCTTCTAAATTTATGAAGAGTGATTATAAAAATGTAATGATTACTCATTCAAATGTACAAGTAGGAGAAGTAATTGATTCCTACACAGACACAAAAGGCAATTTGTTAAAGACAGGTTGTGATGATACAGGATTCTTTGTAGTTATTAAAATGAGAAGTGATATTGAAAAAGCGAAAGAAGTTGCAAGAGATATTAAGCGAGGCAAACTTCGTTCTTTTAGTATCGGTGGACAGGCTATTAATAAGCATAATGTTCACGACCCCGATATAGGAACATACAAAGAAATAGATAAATTAGAACTCCATGAGATTACAATTTGTGAAGAAGGGATAAACCCTGAAGCCAAATTTGAAATTGTGAAGGAAAATAAAAATAAAGGAAGTGAAAAAATGACCGATGAAATTAGTAAAGCATTAAGCGAATTTGAAGATATTGTAGGCCAATTAAGAAATCAAATTAACAACGATTCAGTAGTTAAAGAAGATGACGAAGAAATGGCTGAAGAAACAATGAGCGAAGAAACAATGAGCGAATCTCCAGAAATGGTAGACGATGAAGAAGATTTGTCCTATAAGGCTGAATCCGTAGACGATGATGAAGAAGATATGGCAGAAGAAAAGAAAGCCAATGATTCTACTGTTTATGGACACAATGCAACAGGACAAAAAATGGGCGAAAGTAATCTAACAGGAAGATTTGATTCCGAGTTTAGTGAATTTATTGCTCGTAAATCAGCATCTCTTAATTCTCTTGACCTAAGTGAAGAAAATGTCGCAAAGGCATATTCACAATTTAAGGCTGAGAGAGAAGAAGCAAGAGCATATGATTTGATTAAGAATGAATTTGAAGCACGATATAATGCAGAAATTAAGGCTGAAGCAAACATGATTGCTAAAGAAAACTATGACGCAAGTGCTGAAGTAAATGCTCTAAAGAATGAGTTTGCTGAACTCCGCAAATCTCTTCAATCAAATAATGAAGTAATTGCAAAGCAAGTTACACAAGCAACAACTCCAACAGGACTATCAGATGATGTAATCTCAAAGATGAACAATATCGGTGAAATGTCTTGGGATGAAATTAATGACCTTGTTCGAGAGGTACAAGGCTGATTCTAATAGAATCAAAAATAAAAAAAGGAAGTGAAAAATATGACAGGAATTAATAAAATTAGAACAATACAAGATTTAGAGGCTGCAACCTATGGCGCATCATTTGGTAATAATAGTCTTTTGAAGGCTTTTGGAACAGGTGCTGGAGTTTCTCAAGGAATTCATAGCGATTCAAATGCAGCAGGTGGATTTACCCCAAACGCTCTATATAATTTAGTATATGGACAGAAAGTTTGGTCTATGCTAAACCGTGAAATTAACGCATTTGCTATGCTACCTAAAAAACCATGGTCTTCAAGTGGCTGGAGAGTTATGATAGAAAGAGCATTGGGTGGACAAGGTGATTTGATTGATATTACTAAAGGTTCAAACACACAAGCAGGAAATGTGACAGAAGGAAGAATTGGTGGTGTACCAGAAAACGCAAGTTTTACCAATACTAATACAACTGCTTTTTCTCCTATTGCACCAAAGTATGAAACACTATTCGTTTCTCCTAAAACTATTGCACATCAATTCGAGATTTCTGAATTGGCTGCTGCAATGGCAAAGATTGATGATGGAATTGGTGATATTATGGCTGCTTATAGAGAAGAAGTCGGTGTAACTCACGCTGAAATGATGAACCATATGCTATTAACTCCATTGGAATCTAAGTCTGATGGTGCAGGTGGAATTGTTGCAGGTGTAGAAAACAACCTTCATTCTCTTTACGAAGTTGTTACTTCAAAGGCTGAATTAGATGCTGCACATTCCGGTGGTTTGTTTGCTGGTGGTCTATCAACAAACATGAAGACTCTATATGGAAAAGATAGAACTGCTACTGCTAATAATCCATGGATGGATTCATATGTATCTTATGGTGATTATGCAAGTCGAAGACCACTAACTCTTAATTTGCTAAATACTGCTCTAAGAGAATTGCAAATTCGTGGTGGTTCTCCAAAGGTTCTACTAACAGGATATGATACAATTCAAGCATTGGGAGAACTTCTACAATCTCAAGAAAGATTCATGGGAAGAACTGAAGTTATGCCTACTGTAAATGGTATCAAAGGTGTAAAGGGTAGAGAAATTGGATTTAAGGTTGCTACTTATCACGATATTCCTATTATTCCTTGTAAGGAAATGGGAAGTACCGGAAGTGGTGCAGGTCTATCAGATATATTTATTCTTGATACAGACCATTTGCACTTTGCTACATTGAAGCCAACTGAATATTTTGAAACTGGTATTGATTCCGGTGACCCATTTTCGGTTGATGGTCTAAGAAACAAGGGTATGTATCGTACCATTGGTGAAGTAGTTTGTACATATTTGAAAGCACAAGGAAAGATTACAAACCTATCTTGAGGTTTTTAATTAAATAAAAGGTGATTAATAATGACAAATACACTTACATTAATAGAAGACCATTTAGGTTCTGATGCACCAAGAGTTATGGGTACTGAATATATTGTAGACGCACTTATAGATGTTACAAGTTTTAACAGTTCAACAGTAACAACTGTTGATTTTGTTGCTTCTGCAAATACTCTTACTTATAAATCTGGAAACGCTTTACCAAAAATAGTAGTAGGACAAGGAATTACAATTAGTAATGCAGCAACAGGGGCAAATGATGGTGCTACAACAGTTACAGCAGTTTCAGGTAATACAATTACTTTAGGTGCATTGGATTCGGATGCAACAGATGATGAGATTACATTAATTCTTGATTCAGAAGCAATACCATATGCTGATTTTGGTCTTAGTACAGTATCACAAGTAGTAATAACTGGACAAGAAGAACAACTTCTTAATTGGAGAGTATCTTTGGGTTCAAGAGGACTTAGTGAAATTGCAGACCATTTGGTTTTAAGATGTTTAGTTGCATCAACAGGGGCTGCGGCTTCCGGTGGCGCTGGACATATTAAAGTTAGATTGCATGGACAAATTTAAGGTGATTTAATTGGTAGAAGTTAGATATACTTTAGGAATGTGCCGAATTTACGGTAGTGAATACAATAATACTTGGCGAGAAGTTAGTCCACAAGTTCTCTTTAAAGTTAAGGGTGCTGCTGGTTGGGAAATTAGAGGCGAGGAAACTACTGAAACAGTAGAAATTGTTGAAGAATCAGTTGAAGAATTGGTTGAAGAAACAGTAGAAATTGTTGATGAAGATGTTGATTTGTCTATACTAACAAAGAAAGAATTACAGAAACTTTGTGATGAAAAAGGTCTTGAATACAAGGGCTTCGATAACAAATCTGTATTAATTTCTTTGCTTTCTGATGAAGAAGAGTAAATAAAAATATAATATAATTGAATAGAGGGTCGTCGCTACTTTTATTAGTGGCGACTCCCTCCTTTCTTTATAGCGAAAGGTGTTTAACATGGGCAGAATTCAAACTTCAAGAATAACAGGCGATACAAATATAGTACCAACGGCAGATAGTCCTTGTGTATATAATGGATTTATTTTAAGAGCAACAGGTGGTAGTGCAGCAGGAACAGTAGTTTCTATTTATGCAGATAATACAGGTACAGGTACAGGTAATTTAATAGCAAGATATAGTATTTCTTCTCCAAATACAACTACAACAATTGAATATCATTATACAGACGGAATACTTTGCAGAAGTGGTTTAAGAATCGAGTGTGATAATTGGACTGATTTAGAAATGTTTGTTTTACACTCTTGAGGGGGTGTAAAGCATGACAGAATCAACAGAAGTACCTCCTTTTAGGGGAGTATTTGACTTAATGGGTACAGAATGGAATTTAGAATCTGCTTTAAATTTCTTTTATCAATTTCTAATACCACAAGGAGATATGCATACTGCTAAACAAAGAAGAGTTAGGGCAGGTCTTTTAAGATGGGCAGGTACGAGTAGAAATTGGGAAGAAAGATATAAAGATGTTATTAATTTTGACAAGGCTACCTTTGATAGAATTAATAAACAGGCAATAGAACAATTACTTGATACATCTTTAGGTGATTTAAATCAAAATAGATATTATCATGGGGAAGACGCAGTACCAAAAACATTCACAGATAAGACACATAAACAAATAAAAGATGGTAAAGAAGTAGAAATATCATTTAATTATGGTAAAAATTTAGGAAAAAATCCTTCAGGTTTAGAAACCTATAATAAAGAAGAATACACAAAATATCGTAATGAATTAATTACTGCTAAAAATGAAGTAAATGCTTTAAAGGTTGATAGAGATTTTACTAAAGGTGCTACGAAAGCAGCATTTACAAGAAAGATTAAAGACCAAAATGATGCAATTTACCAAATAGAACATATGTTGGAAACAATTAAAAAGCCAACATATGATGAAACTATTAAACTAAAAGAAGTTGTAAATAATTCTCCTAAAGTACAAAAATTTTATACTTCATATAGTATGAATCCTGAAACAGATGAACAAAAAGTAGCATTAGGACTATTAATAGAAACTGTACATCAAAATTTAAATAAAGAAGAATTCAAACAGTATGAAGAAAGGTTTGGTTCTTATGAAGAATTTAAAAAATTAATAGCAGAAAGGGAGGCCGAGTATCTTAAAATTACTCAAATACCCTTTGTAATATCTCAAAAATTAGTAGGTATTACAAAAAATGAAGACAGTACAGATATTCCCGTTGATATTAAAAAACTAATTAATACAGAATTAACAGATAAAGATAAAAAAATAATTAGACCAAGTTTAATTTCACTATTAAATTCAATTAAATATCCTATAGATATTGGTGAAGAAATTAAATTAGAAGATAAATCACAAGTAATAAAGTATATTACTGATACATATAAAACAGATACACAGGCAGTAGTAAGAATAGTAGAAAGAATTACTACTAATTGGTTTAGGGTAAATATCGACCCACTTTTAAATATACAATCTAATGTTACATTTGAAACTGTAACTCTTTCCCCTGCTACTAAAGATGATTTATCAGATAAACCTGTTAGAATGAGTAGAGATACAATCGAAGAATTTTTATTAGATAATGTAGTTAATCCAGATAATGTATATATTTCTGGTAATAAAATTACAGGAAAGAAAAAAGCAGGTACTGAAAAAGGTACTGATTTAGGTTTTACAGATACAACTAAAACTAAATTTAAAATGGGCATTAAGTTTGAATCACAGGAAATGGACTTTGAATCAGGTTATGCAAAAACAATCGGTGCAGGTTCAAGGAATGTAATATCAAGTGAAAAAGATATTGATAGAAAAACAAATACAAAAGGTACAGTAATAATTAATTATAGTGGTAATATTGATAGAAAAGTAAGAGATAAAATACCGGGCTTAAACGCTGATTATCAATGGAAAATAATTAGAGATACAATGACTAATTACACAATGACAAAAAAAGCGTCAATGGAAGAAAAGGTAGAGGCTTTAATTAAGAAAAATGTTAATAGGGGTATGTTAGCCGATTTAGAAGTAGCATTAGAATTAATAAATGAGATAGATAAAATACAAAAAGAAACTATTGGTGATGATTTAATTAAATTACATGAACATTCTAATAGTTATTTCTTTAAAAATAATCAATTTAAATTTACACTTTCTGAATTTAGAAATAAAATTAAAGAAGATTCAAAAATACAAGCAGGAAAGTTAACGAAACAACTTAGTAATGTTAATAGAAACTTAAATAAAATTATCGAATATGCTGAAGATAATGAACAGGAAATACAAGAGGCTCATGAAATATTAGAAGAAGATGATTCTGAAGAGGCTGCTGATGCAAGAGTAAAAGTCGAATTAGAAAGAATATCACAACAACAAGAAATACAAGAGGGAAGAGAATTAACCGAAAGAGATAAAGAAGATGAGGCAGCCGGTGAAGAAGGTTTAGGAGTACTTTCACAAGCATTAATAGAAGAAGGTAAATTTGATGAATATGAAGATGAAGAAACAGGTCTTACTATTAAAGAAATTAAAAATGTTCAATTACTTAATGCCATAAAAGAGGTAAAAGATAACAATAGAAGATTTGTTTCTTTATATGAAAATATTAGAATATTAGTTAGAGGTATTATTAGAGTTAAAAAAGTAAAAGAATCAAATATTACAACATCAGGTTTTAGTAGATTATTAGATGAATGGGATGAACTCGTAGGTTATGATGATAGATTTAAGGATAAAGAAGGTAAATTAAGACCAGAATCAGCATATACAATACCAAAATTAAAAGAATTACTTAAAACAATAAATGAAGAAAAAGATGATGAAGGTAATTTTGTAACCCCTCAACAAGATATTAAAGATAAAGTTAGAGAATATAAATTAGACATGGAAGAATATTGGAATGAAATGAAACAATCAAAACAATTTCAAGTTCCCGAAGCAGGAGATATGGTTAGATTAGTAAATGATTTAGATTTAAGGAAAGCATTATCAGAAGATTTACATAAAGATAGTCTTTTTAATAATGCAAAACTTGGACAAGTTACAGCATCAAGTAGAAATTTAGAATTGCAAATAGATTATTCTAAGAAAAAATTATTGTTAAAGGGTAAAATTGATTGGGTTTCTGATGCCGAATCATATATTGGTTATAGAGTAGGAGGTACAGAACAATATTTCCCCGTTTCAAATACAAGTGGATTACCCGACTACAAAGCAAAAAAGATTAGAGGAAAAAGAGTTACAGGTGCAGGTAGAGTTCAAAGTCAAGGTTTAAAAGGTCAAAACTTTAATGACTTAAGATATGAATTTTTTAAAGAAATTAAAAATAGAATGAATGTATTATTGGGGGCAGTTAGACAATGAGTATTATAAGACCATCAGATACAGCAATTAATTCACTTGACTATGATGCAGGTGTAGGACATTATACAAACATGACAAAAATTTGCGACCTATTAGGTGTTGCCCCTTTTACAGTAGATACTATTCCTACTCTTGCTAATATAGGAGAGTTAATTAGATATGCTGAAGATTATATTGACGAATATACAAAACAATCTTGGCGACCATCTATCGTAGAAAATGAGTTTAAAGATTTTGATTTTGATTGGGCAAGAATGTACAGGTTTTCAAGAGATTATAAATATACAGATTATGTAGGATTTATTAGATTAAATAGAGAAGATGTTAGAAAGGTTCTAAGATTAGCAGCATGGAAAGGCGATAATTGGACTGAATTAGCAGGTGCTACTTGTAAAATTAAAATTACAGATTTTACTGCTATTACAAATATAGTATTACAATTACCAAATAGCGGAACATCATTTACACTATTAACACACCCTAATGACGCAGGTAGTTTCAATAATCAATTCGGTAATACTACAACCGCACAAGAAATTGTTTATTTAATTAATGAACAAGCACCGTCAAATACAAGAGATTTCACAGGACAAAATGGAAAAAAATCTTTAAGTGGAATTAGCAAATTTTTCTATGCTTCTTTAGAAGAAGATAATTCAGTTTTAATTTCATCTTTATTACCTGCTGATGATGGTAAAAATTGTACAGTTACAGTTAGTGGTGCAGGAATCACAAAAGAAGATTTTGTAGATAATGAAAATATGGGTAGGGATAATGATTGGTGGATTGATAATCAAACAGGGTCAATTTTCTTTAGAAGTTCATATCCATATCAAGTTAAACATTCTTTAAAGTGTACATATCAAACAGGAAAACAAACTGTTCCAGCAGTAATTACAGAAGCAGCAACTAAATTAGTTTGTTGTGAATTAATGTCATCAGATGATAATACAATTTTATTAGGAGAAAATAGTAATTCAGGTTTAGATATAAAAACTAAATTTGATACTTATAGAGCCGATGTTGAAAAGATTCTAAATATGAAAAAGAGATTAATATATTTAATAGATAGTGATTGATATGTTTAGCCGTGAACAAATTGACAAAATGAAGGTATTACTTAATTCAATCCCTGATGAAGTAGAAAGAATTATTGAACATAATTCTAATCTTCAAGAAATAACAAAAGAGTATTTAGGGGAAGAAATATCTGAAAATGTTATGAAAAAAATAGTTAAACAAGAAATTGAAAAAGGAATTTTAGAAAAAATGGTAGGTGTTTTATTTGGTGAGTGAAACAGAATATCTTATAGAGTTATTAGAATCTAATTGGAATAATGCTATTGATGAATTAAAAACATCAGGTGGTATGGGTACAATTGCTGATGTTCATGCAGTACACCCAATTATTATGGATATAAGAGATTTATCGACAGGGAGAACAACAGATACAAAAGGTAGAACAAGAGGCGGTAATAGAGTTAATACCGCAAGTAAAAAAGAATCTACTAACGATGATACATATATTTATTCAAGAGATATTATAGTAATTTCTGAATCAGGTA